TTCTGTTGCAGTCCAGCCTTCGATGCGGAAGTTAACCTCATCGAGACGAGCAGCGTATCTATCAACCCATGCGGTTGTTACTTCGACTGGTTGGTTCTGTTCCCAATCAGGCATCTTCGGGTCTGTAGCCCGACGAGTATGAGAACGACCAATGTAAGTCACGATAGGCATTAAGATACACCTTCAACCAGCGATTAGCGTAATCAGAGTCGTGTCTGTAGCGTCACCGACTGTGAAGGTTAGTTCACCATCTTCGTGTGCTACAGTTGTAGCAGCCGCTAATAGTGACTCATTAGTGTCGGTATTGTTGATAAGCGAAAGAACCGCGTAAATCTTGCTCAATGAACTATCATACGCGTTTACATCGAACTTCTGAGTTGTTCCTGTATCACCAGTGACCATGACTGAAATCATGCGTAGTCCTGAAACGGGTGAGTTGCTACTGGAGTTCGCTGCTTGGAATCCTGTGAGAGCACCGGGGTAAGTTCCTGCTGCTGCTGTGCCGGATAGCCATGCGGTGTTGTCGCCAACAGTGCCGTCAGCGTCAGGGACCGATGCTGGCGCACCGGGGCTGTTTCCAGCCATTGGGATATCCAAGTAGGTGGTCGTTACTGTTAAGTTGCTGTGTGCCATTTTTCATCATCTCCTTATTTCTCTGTTCTCCATCAGGACAAGTCCCTAATGCTCCCTTGTGCGCGGAAGAAGGTAGTCCATACCTCACCCATGGTTCGGTATAGCCCTTCCTGACCGAGACGGTTGATAGCGAACGGGTCGCCTGTCTCGATACCGGACTCGAAGTATTGAGTCGGGATTGCCGTGGAGAAGTAAAGGTAGTCCGTGTCGAGGAAGTAAACTCGGCTGATGCCGTCCTTCTCAACGTCCTTGGATGGAATGATTGGAACACCGTTGTAGGTTGCGACGATGAAACCGGCTTCGATACCGGGAACACCCTTTACACCGTTGTAGGTTGGTGTAACGCGCTTCTCTTCCATGAATCTCTGCTGTGCCTGTAGCAACTGCTGTAGGCGCATTAGAGTGTCATATCCAGTTAGCATAACCTTAGGGTTTCCACCAAGTTCCCACATTCTCTGAAACACATCGTCCAGTTGGTCGAGGGAGAAAGTTCTGCGGTTGGCTGAATCTTGGTCAGTGCCACAGTTGACCACAGCGTTGGACCAAGAGTTTGCACTTCGGTCAATACTGTAGATGTCAAGGTCATTTGCACCACAGTGGTCTGCGGATGCTGAGCCAGTTTCCATGGAAGTAGTTCCACCGGAGGAACCACCGTCGTTTCCAGTGATTCGGTCAAGGGACTCGAAGTTGTTTCCTGCGACTGTATCGGAGTCAGTTAGTAGCATCTTGTTGACCATCTCAGCATGGTGCTTACCCATTTCTTCCTTTAGGACTGCACGCATGTCGCCCAATCCATCGTCTTTGTCTGCAAGGAACACAGCGACTTCGCTCACATCGAATGAGTGAGCAATGGTCTTAGGCTTTGCAGCGACGTGCTGGAAGGTAGGCTTTACAGTGTCAGGAAGAACGCCGTTCTCAGGTAGTCCACCGTGGACAACACCAGCGTTTGGCTTCTCTGTGATAACTCTCCAACCACTGCGGTCCCATGGGCGCTTTGGTAGGATTGAGAAAGCGTTGAACTCTTGGTTCAACTGGCTCCATACCTTGCGACCGTAGATTGCTTGGTAGGTTCCAGCAGTTGAGGATAGCATTGGGCTGTCAGCCTTCAATAGTTCACTACCACTGTAGGTGTATCCCATTGCATTTCCAGCGCCATAGTAGTAGCGCTCCATGTCTGTAACTGTTCTAACGTAGTTTCGTGCCATTTTAATCATCTCTCTTTTTTAATTCAATTCCTGTTCACTCAGTGAACAATCCTCCTGCGAGGCGGTGAACTTCTTCCCAACTCATGTTGGCGAGGTCAGCCGTAGAAGGCACCTCGATGGAAGGACTGTCAGCCTTTGCAATAGTTGAGGATTCAACAGATGAGCCAATGTTGTCAATGCGCTCATTCAGAGCGTCAAGAGCCTTCATGACTTCACCAAGAGGACCACGGGCATCAAATTCTTGAGCCTGAGCCTTTGTGATTTCAGCAGTGCGCTCTTCAGCGTAGCGAGCCTCGAAGTTACCCTCAAGTGCCTTGCGAAGTTCTTCTTCCTGCTTTGCAGCCTTGAAGACAGCGTATGCTTCTTCAGCAGATGCTGGGTCTACAGATGTTAGGAAATCACCCTTGGTAACTTCTCCACCACTTCCAAGACCAGCGCGTGAAATAGCGTTAGTGGAAGGGGAGCCGCTTTCTTGAGCACGGCCCTTTACCTGAGCAGCGAAGTAGTCAGCACCGTCTCCAATGGATTCAGGAGTAGAGCCGAGGTTAGCCTTAGCAAGATTGTCGAAGTGCATGCGAGCCTCTGCGGTGTCTACACCAGCGGATTTGAGAGTGTTCTCCATCCAGTCGAGGTATTCAGCAGTGATAACATCAGAGAACTCATCGGACTTCTTCTTATCATCCTCGTCTTCCATCTTACCATACATCTTTTCCTCGTCCTTCATTTTAGCATGCACGCCTTTCTCGGCGTCATCCTTGTCTTCTTTCTTCTCGTCGCCCTTCTTGTCTTTCATGTGCTCTTTGAGTCCGGGTGGCATTTCACCTTTCTCCATCGAGTCCAATCGTCCTTCTAAGCGTTCGAGAACGCTGTTCATTTGTTCCATTACATCGTCGGTCATTTTTGTCACCTTGTTGTTTTTATCTTCTTTCAATATCTTGAATGTTGCTTCCGGGTTTATTCCTTTTTCGCAGATTGTGATTTCGTGTAGTTCCAGTTTGCTGATTTCTTGGTATGAGCCGTGAGTATTATCGCTCTTATTTACGCGCTTGAATGCTTGTCCTCCAATACTGAATCCTGTGAGATTTCCTTTTCTTACTTCGGCTGCGACTTCTCGTGCCTTTTCGATATCATTTCTCAGTTGGACTACGACGAACATTCCGGCGTCATCAACTTCGCTTTTCCACATCCTCCCTTCTGTGTCTGTATAATTTGGTATTACTTCTCCAACTTGAATATTTGAGTGCGCGAGTTGAACATTGCGATATTTTGGCTCTGTCATGAATTTCTTGAAAGCATCTTTCAAAGCCGAGCGCGTTATCAAATCTCCCTGCTTGTCGACCAGTTCAACTGAGGCATATCCTGCGACCACGAGGTCTGAACTCCCCTTGAGGAGTGAAAGACCACTGAGTCGTTCCGGTTGTCGAAGCACACACCCCACCACTCATTGTTCATCTATATTAATAAAACGGCATCAAGGCCCTGCATCGCCAACTTCAATTTCGTCATACTGCTCGGCTTTTTTGCGTTTCTCAGCAGCACCCGGATATTCCTCTTCGGGGTCTTCTGTAGGGCGCTCCAGCATGTCCCAATCAGGCATGGATTGTTCAGATGTAAGGCGCGTTGGGCCACGTGGAGATTCTACCCCATCTCCAAAGATACCAAGGCCCTGAGCACTGGTTCTCCCACTCATCTTCTCTTTCTCTATACGGTCTACAAGGTCAGCGATACGAAGAAGCGTCTTTGCCATGGCCTCGGCTTTCTGAGGTTTGAGGATATTCGCATCATCATCAGCGTCGATGACACCAGCCGATTCTTTTTCTGAGCGCTCACGGTGTTTAGGGTCAGTCATACTACGAGCCTTTACACCCTTTACCATCAACGCGACAGCCTCAGACCATAGTGGACGAACGCTTTCTGCCAACAAAGTGGGGTATTCTGATTTCATAAGTTCTCCAAGTGAAGACACAGGACTATGGACCCAACGCCCAGCACGGTGCTGTTCCATCTTGTAGATTACATCATCCAACTCAGGGAAAGACAGAATGATGCGCTCATCTTCAATCTTCATCGAATACTCTACAGGGATGATTGGATGGGACTTAGTTAGAAGTGAGAGTGTCTCAAGGCTGGATGCTGCACTTTCACATTCTCCTCGTATCTTAGTGGGTGTTACTGTATAGATAGTAGAACCATTGCGCTTGTGAGAGCGAACGCCGGAAACACCAACGCTAACGATTTCACCCTCTTCAAACGCCTTTGGACTTCGCACTGTTCCAACATCAAGGTAAGATTCACCCTCATACTCAACGCCACGATTACCAAAACCTTCTGCATCAAGAGGACCAGCACCAAGACGATATGTGTATGGCCCCTTACCACGAACATCGAGGATAATGAATGGGATGTTCTTGTCAGGACGAAGAACAAACCACTTTGGATGGCGACGCTCTCCACGCATATATGTAGAGGTTGCATCGCGAAGTAGGACTTGTGGATGAGATTCTGTCATGTCCTTTACAGCGTTATCTAAACCTTCATGGTCAGTCAAACGGAAGTTGTGAGGGCCGGGAACAAGGACAGTTTCGTGACTATCAAATTGTCCACGAAGAACCTTGAGACGCTCGCGCACATTCATATCAGCAACATTGGTATTATCATATTCTATAATGTCGATGATGTGAATCTCTTCGTCTGCTCTCGCTGCATCTACCAAGAAGTTCTTTTCCCCAATCTTACGAAAATACTTCCTTTCACTTTCGCTAAGAGGAACTGATTCTCCATTTTCGTCATAGGCTGAAACTTGGTTGCTCTTGCGTTGAACAATCATACGTTGTCCACCGGGATAAGATGAAACAGCCCATTCACCACTAAAGCCACGTAGCGCATCAAAGTCCTTGAT